TCCTTGATGTGCGCCATGTCGGCGGCCCGCTTCTGCATCTCGGTGCGGAAATCGAGGCCACGCTGGGCGTAGAGTTCGCTCATGGACAGCAGACCCATCTCGACGTCGGCACGATCGTTGGCGGCTTCGCGGCCAGCGTCGACGGTGACGGACTTAGGAGTCGTCCAAGACACGCGCGCCCAATCCGGGTCGTCAGGGATTTCGCCGGCGGCGATTCCCTTCCCGATGATATATCCCCACGTCGGCACGCAGAACTGGTCGATAATAATGCTCTGGTACTTCGAGAAGACGCGGCCAGCCTTGGCCGTGACAAGGCGGACCGTGGCGCCGCCAAGCTTGGAGGAGTCGCCGACGAACTCGTAAGGCAGTACGCCCTGCGAGATGTCACGTTCCAGCGCCGCAAGGAACCCCGTGAATGTGCTGTTTGGGCGGTTGCTCTGGAAGGACTCAAGTTTTTCACCTTGGTCCAGCACTAGCAGTTTTCCGCCCATCGTGTTTGCGATGTTCGTGTAAGAGGTCGTGTTCAGCGCGCCGAGTTCCGAAGCCGTATCCTGGTCAAGGACGCCGCCGGTCTTGACGATCGTGCGTACCACGTCCCCGTTGTCGGCCACTGCTTGTCGTTCCAGAGCCAAGATAGTCATCTCATCTTGGATAGAGTTGATGCTGTGCTGGAGGAGCGGGACGCCGCGGGCTCCGCTGGCGTATTCGTGGTCGACGACGTGCATCATCGACTGGGCGAGAATCTGGCGGTTGCCGCCGTCCGACTTGTAGACGTTGCAGGCGACATACTCGCCATACGGGCCGAAGATGATGCCGTCGTGGATGCCCGGGATGACCACGGTCTCTTCGAGCGGGTCACCGACGCGGTGGGCTTCCATCAGCTGAATCTTGGCTTCGCCGGCGCCATTACGAACCTTGGCCGCGAAGGAGTCGCCGTCACGGATCATGCCACGCAGCAGGATGGCCTGAGACTGATAGAAAGAAAAGCGGTTCGTGATATCGATGCGCTTGGCTTTCTCGGCGAAGTACGCCTCGTAGCGTTCCTGCATCTCAGGCGTCGACGCGTGGCTCTGGGGCTTGATGCCGTCTCCCACGCTGTAGAGCACCATGTCAGCGAGGATCTGCTTGAACAAGCCAGAGTTACGCTCGGCCCATCGGCACTTGCGCATCATCGCGATGCGGTTCCACGGCGTCAGGTCCTGGCGTAGGTCTCCCGGTGCGCGGCCAAAGATGGCGCGTCGGGCGTTCGAGAACATCGTGCTTTGCCAGCCCGAGTAGCTCCCGCCGAACCCGCTGCCGTCGGTCGCGTATCCGGCCTGCGGCTTAGGCAGTCCTTCGGCGGCTTTGAGCGCCTTCTTGCGGAGGCTGACAGTAGGGATTTTCTTGCGGGGGGCCATAGATTAGTCGCGGCGAGTAGCCCAGGAGGTCGAGATGACCGTCACGCTCTTGCAGTAGGTCTGCGGGTCCAGTTTGCTCAGGGCATACATCGCTTCGCCGAGCATCTCCTTGGGAGGCATCGCGAACTGCTTCGACGCGGAAGAGCCGGAGTCCGAGTAGGACATCAGCGTCTTGCCCTCCATGATCATGGCGAGAGCCTTGGCTTTGATGTCGAGGAGTTCGCACTCCGTCAGTCCGATGAAGAGTCCTGAGGCCATTTAGTATTGCCCAGATTGGAACGAATAGGGGGGTACGCCGCCCAGCCCACGCCACAAGCTTCTTCCTTCCTGCGACACTAAACGGCGTACCCTTGCAGATAAGGTGCTCATGGGGTGCCAGAAGGCAAGTCGGTTTCGGAGGTTTCCCGCCCGGCGATGCCCCAGCGTACGGCGGCCAGCAGGGCGAGGATTTCGCAGTCGAGGGCGTGGTTGTCCTTCTTGCCCTGGGGAAGTATCCACTGTGGCTTGCCTGTCCGGCGGTCCTTGACGCGGACTTCGGCGTTCAGCTGCTCGACGTACTCAGGGGTAGCATCAAGCGCATACGACCAGACGCGGCGAGCCCGGAGGCCGTGCAGGAGGTCTTTGCCGGCCGTGTTCGAGTGGCTCACGAGGATGGCCCGCTGAGGGATGCCAGGGACGACGATGGCCTGCTTCTCGGAGTAGTAGCGGCGGCTCGTCTTGCCGTCCCGATCGGTTACCGCGAAGTCATCCGACCCTGAACCCTTGGCCGTCTTCCAGTTCCGCTTGGCGCACTCGCGGTAAACCTCGGTCGTGTTGTCGCCTGAGTCGACGAAGACCATGGCAGGATGCACGGCGTATTGCTTGGCGAAGGCCTCGACGTTGCCCCACGACTCGATGCGGGCGAAGGCAAGCAGGCGACTATGCCCGGTCTTGGCCCAGCGGCGAACGACGACCCAGAAGTGGCCACGCTGGACGTCGACTCCCATCGTGCGGAAGGCGATGCTTCCTTGCGGTGCGTCCGTCTGCTCGATGACCCGACCCTTTGGCGAGATCATAGCCTCGGCGTCCCACGCGTCGCCCATCTTGTAGTTGGACGACTCAGCCGTGCTGACCATCTCCCCGCCTTCCTCGCTCCAGGGCATCGCCAGACGCTTCTGCTTGAAGATGCGCCTCGGCTCCTCGTCGCCGTATTGGTCTGCCGATTCCTTGGCCTTGAGCATCAGCACGCCCAGCTCGCCCCAGCTCATCGACGCGAGCGAGTTCCAATGAAGGCCGACGTGCCCGGTGTTAGCCGACGAAGCCGTGGCGACGAACGTCCCGCGGGCGTTCGCCTCAAGCCGTGTCGCATTATTGTCGGGGAGAAGCGCACGACAGCCGGCGCATTCGTAGGTCGTCCCGACGCTGACCTTGTGCAGGTCCCACGAACCGCTGGCCTTTGCGTCTTCTGGGAACCTGATCTGCTCCCATACCCACGGCTGTAGGTGGTCGCACTTCGGACAATGCATATTCCAGTCTCGCTGGTCGGTGGTCTCGTGCAGCTGATGGAACTCCTGACCCGCCCGCCCGCCCTGCGACATGAAGATGCGTTGGCCCATCCAGCCGAACGCGGTCACGCGCGCGCTCAGTTCGGCGAGGTGTCCAGGAGGTGCCATCCAGCACTCGTCGGCGATGGTGTATCGAAGCGACAGGCGTTGAAGGTTCGCCTCATTCCAGATGCCTCGACAGTACAGCGTCATGCGGTCGAAGTCCGCCGTCGTCGACCTGTCGAGGTCGTCGGCCGACAAGCGGGCCTTCACCGGCGGGCAGTTGGCCCACACCGGGCGGAGATAACGCAGGGCGAAGTCCTTGGCCTCTGGGTCAGTAGCCTGGAGCACCATCGTCGGGCCGGGAGCGTTGGCCACGATGTGGCACGTCAGCAGGCGGGCAAAGAGAGACTTGCCCGATTGGATGCTGGCGAGGATGGTCAGCAGTTTCGTCTCGGGGTCTGCGGCTATGCGCAGCGCCTCCGCGATCCACGGCGTGCGCTCCGACCGAAACGGCCCGGGCATAGGCGAGTCGGGGATGGCGTGGACGTTGTCCTCCAGCCACTCGACCACGTCGCCGGAGTCCGCAGGCCGCAGCACGTCACGACCTATCCGCAGCAGGTCAGCCTTGTTCATCGGTGGAGAGTTCGGCCTTCACCCGACGCACCCACGCCTCCAGCACTTTCACCGCCTTCGCCGGATTCTCGGGGTTACATCCTTCTGCGACATCGAGGGCCAGTTTGTCCAAGCGGTTCACAATCGCCGCCGTCATCTCCCGCATCGCATCGCCGGCCTCCTTCGCCGAGATGTAATCCTTGGTCAGGATAAGCCGACGCTCTTGCTCTTCCTCGAGCGCGACGAGGGTTTTGAGGGAGGCGTTATAAGCTGACTGATATTTCCCCTGATTCGGATCACCTTGCTCCATGGCCGCCTGCCAGACGCCTCGGGCCCGACCGACTAGGATGCGGTGCTCTTCAATGGTTTCGCCAAGCGTCCCATCGTCGAGCTGCGCGGGTGCCGTCGGCGCCTTTCTCACCCGGGCATCTTCCTGCGATTGCCTCCACGCAGTCGCGGCCTCGACCGAATCGATGGGCATACCCTTCTTGACCAGGATGGAGACGCGTTGGCGGGTAAGGCCAAGGGCTTCGGCAATCTCAGTTTGGCTGGGCATCGTTTTGAACGGTGTTAACCCACCAGACTAACTGGGACATCTTAATAATCGGGATGCCGTAGGACAGGCATTCGCTGACGTAGAATGACGCTGGCTCAAGATCGTCGGGAAGCAGGATGCAGGTGAAGCGTTTGTTCAGGTGACGTCGGTAGACAAGGCATTGAGCCATCCCGACCATAAGCCCTTGAGATGTGCATTCCTTCTTTGTCTCAATTGCCCAGTTGTTTCCGGTAAAGTCGGCACGCATCCCGCATCCGTCGACCTTTACTTCTGCCTCATGGCTGATTCCGTTTTCTGAAAGAATGCGTGATACGTAATCCTGCATCTCAAGTTCTGATCGGAATAGTTTAGATACCCTGTCATGATTGGACTCAGGCTTGATTGTCCTGGCTTTTGCCTTGGCGATAATCCTTTGGTCTCGCGCACACTTGTCGTAAACACCGGCCTTGCTGATAGCCTTACGCACGACCTCGCGTGAATGCGTGAAGTCAAAAGCAGCGCGCGTGGCGTGGATGGTGCCGAGTCGGTTGTAAGCTTCGACGATCGCCGCGTCTCTCTTGGCTTTTTCAGCCCTGGCAATGGCCGCAAGCTGACGCGATTTCAAATCACAGGTTCTCATTGTCAACAGGCTGATTCGTCAAAACGACCATGCACGATTCTTTCGTGGTGTCGGGCCA